GGTTGGGCAGAAGTTTATGATGCCTAAAGTTACAAAACAAATAGATGGGTATGTCATTGAAAGTGGCATACCTATTTCAATTGACCCACGCAAATCTAAAGATAAATGGTTAAGATTAACTAATGCCATGAAGATAGGAGATAGCACAATTTTAAAAACTTCAGGAGAAGTTGCTTCTTTTAGACAAGCTTGTAAAAAGTCAGGCTTTAACTGTAAATCTAGAGCAATAAGAGATGAAAATGGTAAAGTATTGCCCGACACAAGAGTTTGGAAGGTATCAAATTGAAAATAAAATTAATAAGCAGCAATATAAACTCTGGTAAAAAGAATTTATCCAGGATAGCTTGGGAACTTTCTAGAAGTCCTGATGATGCTACACCTTTAGATACTATTTTATCTATAGATGCTCCTGTTAACGAGATACCATCTGTTGTTCTTTCTATCGAATGCACTATATTAGAAAGAGAAATATTTGCATCTTTTAGAGATCATGTTATGTGGGCAAGAACTTCTAGAGTTGATGCTCCTGAAAATTTTGAAATACCAGATTATTTTAATAATATTCCTGATCATGTAGATGCTAAAAACTATCTTAAAGATCAAATAATAACTGAAAAAGAATATGGTATTATCCAAGATGAATATAGAATGTATATGCCTGTTTGTTCTTTAACTTTTTTTACAACTAGACTTTCATGGAGAGGTTTGATTAAAATTTACAAGCTATACGAATATTTATCAGAAATAGATGAATATTTTATTATTGGTAAAAATGAACTTAATAATAAATTTCAATTAGAAAAATATGCCAAAAATTATAGCTTTGTAAATCCTATTCCTGAAGTTAGTAAAAACGAATTACAAACTGGAAGAGTTGGACCAATAATAAATGTATTTTTAAATATGACCATTGCTCTAAGAGCACAAGTTGTAAGGCATCGAAATTTTACAATAAAAGATGATCTTATGTCTATTATAAAAAAGAGAAATTGGTTTACAACTTTAGGTCATAAAATAAATATTAACATTGCTGCAGAAGTAGAATTTTGGAAAACTGTTATAAATAAAAGACAATGTTGGATTGCACAATATGGTATATGGAAAGAAATTATTGTTGCTGCTCAACAATTTATTAATATTAGTGAAAAAGACTTGCCTTGTAATAAAGGTTTTTGTCCTTACACAAGAGATGCTGAATTAAGGCACACTGATGATGATCCTGGAGCACCTTGCCCTATTCATAGTAATTTAAACTCTATGCCCATAGATTCAAAATACATGCCTATGGTAAACATAGAAGCAAGCTACAGACCTAATTTTTGGAAAAAGCACATAGATAAAGTGGAGGTAAAATAATGAGAATATATCTAGCTGGACCATTCTTTAACGACAAGCAAAACGAAACTATTTCTAGGATAGAAGATGAATTCGACAAACACGGATTCAGTTATTTCTCTCCCAGAAAAAGTGGAGGTGTAATTGCTCATCTTTCCCCAGAGGATAGGATTAAAGAGTCGAAAAGAATATACGATAAAAACGTAGAAGAGATGATTAATGCTAATATTTTATTTGCAGTTGTAGATGGTAGAGATACTGGAACTGTTTATGAGATGGGATATTTTAAAGCATTAGCAGACCATTTTAAATATAAAAATAAATCGAGCGAAGCTGAACATAAAAGATATTCTATTACTTATACAAATGAAAACTTTGGTCTTAATGTTATGTTAAAAGAAAGTGTTGATGCTCATGTTGTTGGTGTTGGAGATCTAGCAGGATTTGCAGGATTAGTTGCAGCTTATTGGGACAAACCTCAAGCTGTAGTAAGTGGACTTTTAAGAAGTGGCATAGACTGGGAAGACCATATTGGTCGCAGGCAAAAAATACTTGAACAATTTCAAAACTTTAATCCAGATATAGAATAAAATGCACAATAGAAAATTAACACCTAGAGAAATAACATCATTGCTAGCAAGTATGGGTTATTTACAACAAAGGGGAGATGCTACTAGACAAAGCATGTTCGAGTATAATTTCAATAGAGCAGTAGAAGTGGCTAATGAAAAAAATAAAAGAAGGTCAAAATGAACGTCATAAAACTTTTTAGTATATCTCAAGGAATGTCTTCTATTAGAAGATACTCAGGAGTTCATCTTCTAAAAGAGGAATCTGTAATGGAGCATACTGGATTTGTTTGTTTGTTTACATATTTTATCTGCGAAAAATTGAACCATGAATGTGAACCAGAGCATTTAATTAATACAGGTCTTGCTTTGGAAAAGTCTGTTGTTCATGATATGGATGAAGTAATTACTGGAGATATTCCTAGACCAACTAAATATTTTAATAGTGAAACTAAAAAAGTATTTGATAAGATGGCAAAAATAGGAATGACGCAAGTTGTTAATCAACTTGAACTACAAAATATAAATACATTTTTAAATTGGGAAAAAGCTAAAGACGGAAAGGAAGGTAAAATAGTTGCTTTAGCAGACTTGGCATCTGTAGTCTATAAAATATGGGACGAAATGATAATGCTAAGTAATAATAAATTAATGAGACAAGCTATGCAGGTTTCTGAATATATGTACGATTTTAGTTTAAAAATAAAAAATAATGAAGATTTTACAAATAAACAAAAAGAAATTATAATTGATGTTTTGAGCCAATTTGTAACTATAATTGGAACTATAACAGAAACTAACACTGAAATATATGGTACTATAAATTGTTTTAAGGAGCAGTAATGACATACAAACAGAAATATACACAAAAATTTATTAACAAAGTTCACTCTTTAAGAGACAAAATGTCCCAAAAAGAAATTGCTGAAAAGTTTAATGCAAGTGCAAGGACAATAAGATACATTCTAAAAGAAAGACAACCAACAAAAGAAAATAATTTATGGAGTAAAATTAAGAAAATTTTTAGAAAGGAATAAAATGGAATTAAGGATAAGAGGTAACGACATCGAATTAGATGGTATAAAGGTTGCAAGACTTTTTGATATTAGAACATATCAAAGACAAGAACTAGAAAGTCTTTTCGATAAAGCTAATAATTACCAAGATGATGTAGATAAAGCATTTAATAAAGGTAAAGAAGATGATTGAAAGTCCAATAGAATGCATGGAAAAAGCTTTAGAAACTTTCAAAGAAAGAAATAAAATTTATGGTGATAACTATCATCAACATGGAAAAGTAATGATGGCTTTATTCCCCAAAGGAGTTGATCTTAAAACAAAAGAAGACTTTAATCGTTTTGGCATTATCAATATGCTTGTTGCAAAATTAACAAGATATTCGCAAGATTGGAAAAAACCTCATAAAGATTCAATACACGATATGGGTGTTTATGCATTTATGTTAGAATCTTTAGACACCGAAATTGAAAATGATAGTATTTGATTTAGAAACAACTGGATTACCTAAAGCTGAAGGATCGGAACTAGATCTCCAACCTAAAATAATAGAGTTCGGTGCAATAAGGTTTACGGATGGAAATTTTGAAGAATATGATAGATTAGAATTTATGTGTAATCCTGGACATAATTTAGATCCTAAAATTACTAAAATAACAGGAATAAGTGATGATGACCTTAAAGATAAAAAACCATTTATACATCACTACAAAGATTTATGTAAGTTTTTCTTAGGAGAAACTTCTATGGCTGCACATAATTTACCTTTTGATCGTAAGGTATTAAGATTTGAATTAGAGAGATTAGATAAGGTCACTAAATTTCCTTGGCCAATGGAACATATTTGTACAGTTGAAGTTGGTCAAAGTGTGTGGGGAAAAATGCGTAAACTAGGTGACATTTATGAAGAACTATTTGGTAAAAAAATAGAAGGTGCTCATAGATCTCTTAATGATGTTGAAGCAACAATAGAAATTATTAAGTGGTATAAAAAAGAAGGACACATATAATGGAAATAGCTATAATAGGATTTGTTGTTAGTTATATAATTATTGCTTTGGTTTGGTAATGCTGCACATAAGAACTAGAACAGAATATTCTTTTCGCAAAGCTTATGGTCCAATAGACTCTTTAATGTCTATTTCTGGGGAAGCTATGGGCATAGCAGATGCAGGAACATGGGGTCATGTAGCTTTTAATAATGCTTGTAAAAAGGCTAAAGTAAAACCTTTATTCGGAGTTGAAATTGCTGTTGTTGAAGATGCAAAAGATAGATCAAGACAGCCAATAAATTATATGGCTTTTATTGCAAAAAATAATTCAGGTTTATCAGAGATCTATCAAATTGTTACTAAAAGCACTGATAAAGATAATTTTTATTATATACCAAGAATAAGCTACTATGATCTTTTTGAAATATCTGAAAATGTAATTGTTTTAACAGGAGCTAGTCCTAATCTTGGATTAATACCTTTAACTAAAAAGAAACATATTTATTTTGAAATAAACCCAATGACAAGTAAAAAAAGTTTTCTATGGGCAAAAGATAAACGATTTCAATTTGTAGCAACTTCTGATAATTATTATCCAAAAGTAACAGACAAAAAGGCATATGAAGTTCTTGTGGGCATGAATAGAACAGAAAGAACAAAACCTATGCATTTGCTTAACGAACATGAAATGGTTGATTGTATTCCATGGATACCAGATGAAGCCATAGAAAATACATACAAAATAGCAGATATGTGCAATGTAAATTTACCTCAGGGACAAATGATTTCTTTTTCACCTGATAAAACTTTAGAACAGATGTGTATAGATGGTGCTCCATCTAGAAATATAGATCTAAAAGATCCTGTTTATAGAGATAGGTTAAGAAGAGAAATAGACATGATTGCTAGTAAAAGCTTTGAAGATTATTTCTATGTAATAGCTGATATGATTAACTATGCAAAACAACATATGCTTGTTGGTCCAGCCAGAGGATCTAGTGCTGGTTCTTTAGTTTGTTATTTAACTGGCATAACTGATATTGATCCTATAAAATTCGATTTACTTTTTGAAAGATTTATAGATGTTACTCGTGCTGACTTACCTGATATAGATATAGATTTCCAAGATGATAAAAGAGAAATGGTCTTTGAATATTTACGTCATAAATATGGTGCAGAAAAAGTAGCTCATTTAGGGACAGTAAGTAGATACAAAGCTAAAAGCACAATAACAGAAGTTGCTAAAGAACTAGGAATACCAGCTTGGGAAGTCAATGATCTTAAAGGTGCTATTATAGAAAGAAGCTCTGGTGATGCTCGTGCAGCCATGTGTATTATGGATACATTTAATGACTTAGAAATAGGTAAAAAAGTTTTAGAAAAATATCCACAAATGAAAATTGCTGAAAAGATGGAAAATCATGCAAGGCATTCTGGTGTACATGCAGCAGGGATTATTGTTACTGAAGATCCTGTAAGTAAATATTGCTCAGTAAGTGGACAAAGTGGTGCAGCTCAAATAGATAAAAAGGATGCTGAAAATTTAAACTTACTTAAAATAGATGCATTGGGTCTAAGAACTTTATCTGTTCTTAATGATGTATTAGAACAAGTCGGTTGGGAAAGACAAAAACTTGTAAATTTTCATTTAGAAGATGAAAAAGCTTTTGAAGTTTTAAACAAAGAAAAATATGCAGGAGTTTTTCAGTTTGAAGGATATGCATTACAGTCTTTAACTCGTCAGATGAAAGTAAGTAATTTTGAAGACATTGCATCCATAACTGCTTTAGCTCGTCCTGGTCCTCTAACTTCTGGTGGTACAACACAATTCATTAAAAAAAGAACTGGTGCAGAAGAAGTTTATTATATTCATGATATGGTAAAAGATGTAACAAAAGTTACATATGGAATTGTCGTATATCAAGAACAAGTCATGACCATAGCTAGGGAAGTTGGCAAACTTACTTGGGAGGAAGTAAACCAACTTAGGAGAGCAATGAGTAAATCTTTAGGTGAAGAGTTCTTTGATCGTTATTGGCAAAGATTTAAAATAGGTGCAGATGAAAATGGTTTA